GATTTTGTATTTTAAATAGTAAGCATGTTCCCATACGTCTAAACCTAAGATCGGATATCCCCTTTCTTTTTCTGTATTCATTAGGGGGTTGTCTTGATTTGCGGTGGAAACAATTTTTAATCTATTGTTGTCGGTCAAGATTAACCAAACCCAACCAGATCCAAATCGACTTTTTGATTCCTCCTCAAACTTCTCTTTAAATTTTTCAAACGAACCAAAGTTTTTATCAATTTCTTTTTTAATCGGGTCTTTAACTGTTTGTTTTTTTGGACTTAACATTTTCCAAAATAATGCGTGATTAAATGCCCCACCACCATTATTTTTAACTTTATTGTTAAACTTTGATATTTTTATTATAATTTCTTCTAAGTCTATATCTTTGCCTTTAACCTTTTCTAACTCGGCGTTTAATTTATCAACATACCCTTTATAGTGTTTTGTGTAGTGAGTTTTCATTGTCTCAGAATCTACAAAAGTTGTTAAAGAATTATAATCGTATGGTAGTTTTTCCATACTTATTTTTTTTATTTCAGAAATAATTGATTCGTTTAAAAATGAGGTATGGTTTAATTTACTCTCAATTAAATCTATTCTTTGATTAATTTTTTTAAATATCATACTAATAAATATCACCTACCATTAGAAATTATCTTTAACATTTCCTCTATCGAAGATGCCTCATCTAATAATAGATCATCCCCCATAACTGTGGATATTATTTTTTTCTTTCTATTTAAGATGTCGTATATCGCACCTTCTATTGTGTTCTCAAAAAGGGGATAGTAAACTGATGTTGAATTTTTTTGTCCAATTCTATGAGACCTATCTTCTGCTTGAGCGTGTTCTGCCGGTACAAACGACAAATCATTCATAATAACCGCTTCCGCTGATGTTAAAGTAATACCAACACCCGCAGCTTTTAGGTTGCCAATAAACACTTTAATTTTATCGTTCTCTTGAAAATCATCCACAGATTTTTGTCGATGAGGTTTTGAACAAGACCCATCTAAATAAACCGCACTTTTTCCAAAATGATCATAAATCGCCCGTAACGTATCTGTAAAGTTTGTAAATATGATAACTTTCTTTCCTTGTTCAATAATATTCTCAGCCAACTCAATAGTGTTTTTAACTTTTTCTTCGGCAATAACTTTTCTAACTTTCATTAATTTACCAAATTGGATGGTTAATGATCCGGATTCGTTAGGGTTTTTGTCGTACCAATCATAGTATTCGCCCATGAGTTCTTCATAGTCTTTAGACTTCAATCTTAAATAAACAGGTGTAATAATTTTATCGGGTAAATCTAAAACGTCTTCTTTTAGTCTCCTAAGAATGTGTGATTGCGTTCGTTCTCTTAGTTCGTCTAAGTTTGATGCTCCCGTAACATTCCAAATTTTTCTATTACCCACAACGAATTGAAACCCATTACAATATCTTTTTGCGTAAGCCATCCAATTTGCTGCAACAGGACTCTCAACTAAACTCAAAAGATTAAAATAGTTCATCGGTCTTGAGGTCATTGGTGTTCCTGTCAATAACCAAACCCGATCAATTTTATCACATAAATCATTAACAATTTTTGTTCTTTGTGCTTGGGGGTTTGATATCATATGAGCCTCATCCATAATAACCAAATCAAATTTTGCATTTAAAATTGTTGATTCGTCTTTCTTTTTTGGATCGTGAAAGTTTTTTAAAATATCGTAATTAATGATTACAAATTCGTGTTCATTTGAAAATTTCTTACCTTCTGCGATATAAACGGTTCTATCTGAATAATTTTCAATCTCACGTTGCCAATTTATTTTTAAAGATGCGGGACATACTATTAATATTTTTTTTATTTTTGTTTCAAGTGCGGCTATAATTGTACTGGTAGTCTTACCAAGACCCATATCATCAGCCAATATATATTTTTTGTTACCAACCAACTTAGTGATTGCTTCTTTTTGGTGTTCCATTGGAAGTCTATGGTTGTATTTGGTGTAATCAACGATAATGTTTTTCACTTCGTTATCTTTTATAAGTGCTGATTTTGGTAACCAAAAGTCGTGTACGGTGTCACCACTAAATATCTTACCCCATATATGATATGATTTATCTTTCTCAACCAAAAGTTTCTCAACATAAATCTCTGTCGGTTCTTTAGTATACATTTTTTCTTCCATCATTTTTTTACCAAAATACGAATCGAGTTTGACCCATTTTTTTGCGACCTTTGGTGTACGACCGTGAAAATTTATAATATATTCCGCTTGAGACCTGGTAGGTGTAAACGATTTACTATTTTGTTTTTTGTGTTTTAAATTTAGGATATAGTTATTTGATCCTTCATATTCGTCAAGTAATTGAAGTGACCGTGTTTCGGGAGTTCTTGAAATTAATTCTTCCATAATAATATAAATAAAAATACTAAACAATAATAAATAATCAATCAATGTATTTATAGTTATGGCACAGAATAAAGTCCCAATTACAAGGTTAAATAAGTTTTTTTCTGAAGAAGACTTTGATTTGGATATTAATATGGGTGAGGAATGGTTACATGGGGACATGAATTTTACTTTAGTTTTATACAGAGTCGATAGACAAAGGACTGATAATGACGATGTGTATGGGGAGGCGTTAGAGGACTCGATACAATTTTTAGCTCCTGTCGAATTTAAAGGGTATGTTCAGGTGGAAGCTCCTACAAATGTGGATTACGGTTCGTCAAAATTATCACAAACAGAACCAGGTAATGTTAAAGTAGGGGTTTATCAAAAACAACTTGATGAGTTAGGTATTGATATTAATTATGGTGACTATATTGGTTACTATGAAACTGAAGATAGGGTAAGATATTATTCTGTAGTAAACGACGGTAGGGTTTTTACCGATAATAAACATACTTATGGTGGGTATAAAAGATTTTATCGATCAATTATTGCATCACCTGTTAACGATAACGAATTTAAAGGTATCTAATGGCTTTACCAAAAAAAATTAAAAAACACTTACCCCTTGTACCTGAAAAGGTGGGGAAAGAAAGAAGAGAAGAGTTATTGGATTTAATAACTAAAGACGGTACGTACTTACCTAAAGGGGTATTACATGCCGATTTGGACAGGGGGATTTTGGATTTTGTTAAGGATAGGTTATCTTTGTCGGTGGATGGGAAAAAAGTACCATCAATAGACAAAATTATAACAAACCAAAACTGGGCTCAATTTACCACAACTTGGAATTTTAACGATCTAGATAAAAACGTTAAACTACCTTTTGTGACTACAGTAAGAATGCCTGAAGTTAAATACGGAACCTTACAAGGTGGTCTTGCAAATATTCCAGAAAGAAGACACTTTCATTATTATACTGTTCCAACATGGGACGGTCAAAGAAAAGGTGCTGACGTTTATAAAATTCCACAACCCATTCCGGTTGATATAACATATAATATTAAATTATTTTGTAATAGAATGAGGGAATTGAATGAGTTTAATAAAATATTCATGCAGACTTTTACATCAAAACAAGCTTATATAAACGTAAAAGGACATTATCTACCGGTTATGATGGACGAAGTTTCTGACGAATCCTCTAAAGAATTAGAAAAAAGAAAATATTATATTGCCAATTATAAAATAACATTAAAGGGGTTGTTAATTGACGAAGAGGAATTCCAAGTTTCACCAGCAATTACAAGAGCACTTACAGTTATTGAGGTTGACACCAAAATTAGAAAAAGAAAGGCAAAAATAGAACCACCAAGAACAAATAATTTTAATTTAGATATTACTTTTTTAAGTGGGGTAACACAATTAAGCGAGGTATTTAACTATACTGCCGATATTGTAATCCAAAGTACAGACAACGTAACATCGTATTCCGTATACATAAATAATAATTATGTTGGTGACGATTTAAGTACAATACAAATAACTACTAACGATACTTTAAAAATTATTGTGGTTAAAAATGATAATACAAAGACCTCTACGTTAAAGTCTGTGGCGTATTTGGTTTAACTATTCTCCGTATATATCCTTTTCTTTTTGACAAGTTTTTAAAATTAACGTTTCTAAAAACTTATACATCTTTAATCCCTTCTCTTCGCAGTATTTTTTTAAAACGTCGTGAGATTCTTCTGAAATCTTTATATTCTTTATTTTTTTCATGTTAAGATAAATATTTAAAAAGGTAGAAAAAAGGTAGAATTTTTTCATACTATTAAATTTTTTATTAAAAAACCTTATGTTTTTTGCATTTAATCAAGGTATTTATATATAAAATAAAACATTAAAAACAAAAACATTTAAAAATGGCTTCATCTAACAAAGTATTTGTATCACCCGGAGTATATACTTCAGAGAGGGATTTAACATTTGTTGCACAAAGTGTGGGTGTAACAACATTAGGAATTGCTGGTGAGACTTTGCAGGGACCAGCATTTGAACCGATATTTATTACAAATTTTGACGAGTTTCAAGTGTACTTTGGGTCTACTAGTCCTGAAAAATACGTAAACACCCAAATACCTAAATACGAAACTGCTTACATCGCTAAATCTTATTTACAACAATCTAATCAACTTTTCGTAACGAGAGTTCTTGGTTTATCAGGATATGATGCGGGACCATCATGGTCTATTACAACAATGGGTAACGTTAATCCAGCAACAATTTCAGCAACGGGGAATTCTATTAGTACAACTTTTAACTTTACAGGTTTAACGGGGACACCATCTTCAGTACAATTTACAGTGCCCTCACCACTATCTACAGTGGTAGGAGCTACATATACAAATTATGATAACTCAACATCAACAATATATAGTGATATCCAATCTTACATATTAAACGAAATAAACTTATTCTCAACAGGAACTGTTGGTTCTGGTACTACGGCTCAGTTTTGGGGTAGTGTTAGTGGGGGTTGTTTAAATTCAATCACCGCAGCATCTATCAATACTGTAACCGCAATTACAGAAACATACGGTGTAAGTAGTATTGATGTTGCTAACAATACGTTATCAGCATCAACAAACGATCCTTGGTTCTATTCCCAATTCACATATTCACAAAATCCATTAACTGATGCATCATCATATTTTGGTTTTGGTTTTGGTATTAGTTTAGATTCAATGTCTGCTGGTACAATCTCAGGTTCTTATTCAGGATCTTGTAATATTAGATTTACTAATTATTCGGGAACACCTTACTTAGAATATGATGATTTAGTTGTCGCAACTTTAAGATCAAGAGGTATCTCAACATATTCGTCAACACAATCAGGACCTAGTTACGAAGTTTCAGGAAAAACAAACGTTGTAATGATTACTTCAGGTCAATATTCTGGCGTAACAAAAGATCCATTCCAAACGTTTCAAATTTCAGGTGTTACTCAAGACGGTGATAATTTTAGTTTTGAAACATCATTATTAAGTACGGATTCTAATTACTTGTCTAAAGTATTCGGTAGAAGTAACTTCGGAAAAGATAGAACTCAAGTACCTTTATTTGTTGAGGAGGCTTACCCATCGTTATTGACTACAGGTTATAGATCAGGAAAAATCAGAGGTTTATATAATGATTGGATTGATTTAGGTGGTGTTAGACAAAACGATACTGATTCAATAGCGTTTTACCTTGAGCAATTTCAAACACCTGAAACACCATATTTTGTTTCTGAACTTAGAGGTAACAAAGTTTATAAATTATTTAAAACAAGATTAATCTCTGACGGTAATGCGGCTAACAGATTGGTAAAAATATCAATCGCTAACATGTCGTTTAATAACCTAACCTTCGATGTATTTGTAAGAGATTTCTTTGATACCGATCAGAATGTTAGAGTTGTTGAAAGTTTCACTAACTGTTCTATGGATCCGTCAAATAATAACTACGTCGCTAATAAAATAGGTACGTCAAACGGTGAATACCAAGTTAAGTCTAAATATATTATGTTAGATATGAGTGACGAAGCACCTATAGATGCACTACCTTGTGGTTTTGAAGGGTATAACATGAGAGAATATTCTAACGCAACACCACCATTTATGGTTTATAAAACAAAATATTTACAACCAGGTGAAGTGATTTATAACCCTCCTTTTGGGTCATCTAACGGTGGAGACAATCCGGTTATTTCAAACGGTGAAAACCCAAGAAGAGCTTACTTAGGTATATCTAACATCACAGGAATTGATTACGATTTCTTTGAGTATAAAGGAAAACAAGTACCGGTTAATATTGGTACAGATACTGAAGGTATTGCTTGGGGTTATATGACAAAAGGTTTCCACATGGATAGTGGAGCGACTATCGTAACGATGTATAACGCTCTTCTATCAGCAACAACTTCAGCATTTGAAGTGGGTGTAGGGTCGTTTAACAGTGAACCTGACGACACAAATAACCCATACTATAGATTAAACACACGTAAATTTACAGCAGTACCTTATGGTGGATTTGACGGATGGGATATCTATAGAGAGTATAGAACAAATAATGATTCATTCGCATTAGGTCAATCAGGATACAAATACGGAGCAGAAGCATCAATCACATACCCTACGGCAACAGGATGGGGAGCGTTTAAACAAATTTCAGGACCAAACCAAGAGACTTGGGCTAACACTGACTATTACGCATACTTATGGGGTCAATCAACATTTGCAAATCCAGAAGCGGTAAACATTAATATATTTACAACTCCGGGTATTGATTATGTGAATAACTCAAATCTTGTGGAATTAGCAATTGATATGGTTGAAACAGATAGAGCGGATTCTATTTATGTGTGTACAACACCTGACTTTAATTTATTCTTACCTACGTATAATGATTTAGAGGAAGGTTTGATTTATCCTCAACAAGTTGTAGATAACTTAGAAAACACAGGTATCGACTCTAACTATACCGCAACTTATTACCCATGGGTTTTAACAAGAGATACAGTAAATAATACACAAATTTATTTACCGGGTACTGCAGAGGTAACTAAAAACTTAGCATTAACCGATAACATCGCTTTCCCTTGGTTCGCATCTGCGGGTTACACAAGAGGTATCGTAAACGCTATTAAAGCACGTAAGAAGTTAACACAAGACGATAGAGACACACTTTATAAAGGTAGAATTAACCCAATCGCAACCTTCTCTGATGTTGGTACAGTGATTTGGGGTAACAAAACTCTACAAATTAGAGAGTCTGCACTTGATAGAATCAACGTAAGACGATTGTTATTACAAGCACGTAAGTTGATTTCAGCGGTGGCGATAAGACTATTGTTTGAACAAAACGATGATAAAGTAAGACAAGACTTCTTGGATTCTGTTAACCCGATTTTGGATTCAATCAGAAGAGATCGTGGTTTAATTGATTTCCGTGTGACGGTATCAAACACTCCTGAAGATTTAGATTCAAACACTTTAACAGGTAAGATTTTCTTAAAACCAACAAGAGCGTTAGAGTATATCGACATCGAGTTTGTTATTACACCAACAGGAGCATCTTTTGATGACGTATAAATAAAAAAATAAACTAAGTGGGGAGTAGAAATATTCCCCATTTATATATTTATATTAAAAATAACACAATGAAAATCGAAAAAAAAATTATTAAAGAAAGTGTAGGTGATCAAAACATTTATAAAAAATCATATTCTACTAAGAAACAAAACATAATAATTACGGAAACACAATTAGAGTATATTTTATCAAAACTTAATAAGTAATGGATATTAAAAAACACATATATATACAAGTACTTAAAAAAAGAATTAATGAAGGGTTGGTTGATGACTACGAAACAAAAGAATTAAGACCCGACTTAAAGTATTATGCGTTTGACTGGGATGATAACTTAATGTTCATGCCAACAAAAATAATGGTTATGTCTGAAAATGAGGATGAGATCGGTATGTCAACTGAAGATTTTGCTGAACACCGAACTCAAATTGGTGTGGATCCTTTTAAATATAAAAGTGCAACAATTATTGGTTTTGCTAATGAACCGTTTAGGTTTTTCCAAGAAATGGGTGATAAAAGGTTCGTGGTCGACTCAATGACTGCACCACTTGGACCTGCTTGGAATGACTTTGTTGAATGTATTAATGGTGGATCTATTTTTGCAATAATCACCGCTCGTGGTCACAATCCTGAAACTTTAAAAGAATCGGTTTACAATCTTATAATGTCAAACAAAAATGGTTTAAATAGAAAAAAACTTGAGGAGAGTCTTAGACAATAC